CTAATACAAAGGAGCACGTGTAAAATGTCAACTAATAAATTTGAATCGTTATTAGAATTACTAATCAACGAAGAAAACGATAAAGCAGAAGCTTTATTCCACGAAATAGTAGTAGAGAAGTCAAGAGACATCTACGAAAACCTAGCAGACGAAGAAGTGACTGCTGAGGCCAAAGAAGAATCAAAAGACGAAGAAGTTAAGGAAACTGAAGAATCTAAAGAGGACAAAGTAGAAGAAACTGCTGAAGAGTCTAAAGAGGATGACAAAGTTGAAGAAACTTCTGAGGAGTCTAAAGACGAGCAAGTAGACGAAGTTGTTGAGCTAGAAGACGAAGCAACTGAATCTGAGACAACCGAAGAAGAATCAATCGAAGAAGTGGGCGGTGACGCCACTGACGAATTGGTCAAAGACATATCTGCTGAAGAAGAAGGCGAGATGGATGCTGACAACGGTGAAGAGATGCCAGCGGACGACGCCGAGGACAAAGGCGAAGAAGATATGGAAGACAGAGTTGTTGACCTAGAAGACGCTTTAGATGAATTAAAAGCAGAATTCGAAGCAATGATGGGCAAGAAAGACGACGCTGAGGACATGGGTGACATGGACAAAGAAGAATCTTTAGAGCCAACTCCAGAAGTTGAGATGGAAAGCAAAGAAGCAAAAGAAACTGTGAAAGAATACAAAAATCCAGTTAAAGCCGACACTGCTGACCATTCAGACAAGGGTGCGAAATCACCAGTCAAAGATGCTGGAACAAAGATGCCAAAAGGTGGTGACAACATCGCCAAAGGATCTGCAGAAGAAAAAGGCAGACCGGCACCTACAGCACAGAAGATGGCAGGTGACTTCGAGAACACAGGCGGAAAAGCAAAATCTACTTCTTTCAAGAAGCAGGAGAAGGCCAACACCGCTGATGGTTCAGACAAATCTGCTAAATCACCAGTTGCCGCAAAGTAATTGTTGATTTAAACAGGGAGATCATTGAATGTCAACACTATACCTAAGGGAAAATCTAACTTTTGATCAAGCCAGGGTACAGGTCTTACACGAGGGAAAAGACGGTAAGGATTTGTACATGAAGGGCATCTGTATCCAAGGTGGGATCAAGAACGCGAACCAGAGGGTTTACCCAGTTTCTGAGATTGCCAAGGCAACCAAGACGCTGAATGACCAGATCAGTTCAGGATATTCCGTGCTAGGTGAGGTTGATCACCCAGATGATTTAAAGATTAATTTGGACCGTGTGTCTCACATGATCACTGAGATGTGGATGGACGGACCAAATGGATACGGCAAGATGAAGATCCTGCCAACACCAATGGGCCAACTTGTCAAGACCATGCTGGAATCGGGCGTGAAACTGGGCGTTAGCAGTAGGGGAAGTGGAAACATTTCCGAGTACGGCAACGGCGAAGTTTCAGACTTCGAGATCATCACGGTGGATGTTGTGGCCCAACCTTCGGCACCAGGTGCTTACCCAACGCCAATATACGAACACCTAATGAACACCAAGGGTGGAAACATGGCAAAAGGTTTGGCGGCTGAAGTTAGAAATGACCCAAAAGCACAGAAGTTCCTCAAAGAGGCGTTAACAAACATCATAAAGGACCTGAAATAACATGATAGACGCAATATCAAAACTTGTTGAATCGGGAGCGATTTCAGAAGATGTGAAGAACAGCATCCAAGAAGCGTGGGACAACAAGATCAAAGAAAACAAAGAGCAAGTGGGAGCCGAGTTAAGAGAAGAGTTCGCAAAGAGATACGAACACGACAAGGCAAACATGATCGAGGCGATCGACAAGATGATGAACGAGAAGTTGTCTGAAGAGATCACCAAGTTCGTGGAAGACAGAAAAGCACTTGCACAAGAAAAAATCGCCTACAAAGAAAACGTGGGCAAACATTCTGCCAAGTTAGAATCATTCATTCTAAACAAACTGTCAGAAGAGTTGAAAGAACTACACAGCGACCGTAAAGGCGTACACGAAAACTTCAAGAAGATGGAAGAATTCGTTGTTGGTGCTCTTGCCAAAGAAATCAAAGAGTTCCATGAAGATAAGAAAGGCGTTGTGGAAACGAAAGTCAAACTTGTTGCCGAGGCCAAGAAACAGATGGCCAAGATGAAAGAGGCTTTCATTACAAGATCTGCCAAAGTTGTAGAGTCCGCAGTGAACAAGAAACTTGCTGAAGAGTTAAAATCTCTGAAGGAAGACATCACTGCCGCAAGAGAAATCAACTTCGGCAAGAAAATATTCGAAGCGTTCGCTTCAGAGTACCAGAATTCTTACTTGAATGAGAAATCTGAGACCTCGAAGCTGATGAAAGTTGTGGATGAAACCACTCTTAAGTTGAAAGACGCTGAGAAAGTCATCGAAGAGAAACAAGCGGTGATTGAGTCCAAGGAGGCGGAAGCCAGAAGACAAGCGGACTTGATGGAACGCAAGGAGAAGATGGCTGAGATGCTCAAACCATTGGGCAAAGACAAGAGTGAAGTTATGAGTCAACTGTTGGAATCAGTTTCAACAGCGAAACTTGAGGCTTCGTTCAACAAGTATCTACCACACGTGATGGCTGACAA